AAAAGAAACAGCTCGTTTAACTATCATATGTGATTCAAATCAAGAATCTACAGTGAGAATTAAAGGAGATATACACACTCTTACAGCAGCACTTGCTTCTCTGATGGCACATGAAGATGAAAACAATGTGTTTCGTGAGATGATGGCATTAGCTATTCAGGTTGTTATAAGTGAAGACAAACGAAAGAAAAAGAAAACAGCTGTTAAAAAGAAGAAATGATGAATGTAATCATTTATGACATCGAGACTTTAAAAGAATACTTTCTAGTGGTGTGTCTTATTCCTCAAGAGCCATACAGATTGTTTAAGGTGAATGCTGAACAGAATAATCTGGATGCGTTTATCAATTTTGCAGAGCAGCGCAAAGACCATTATTGGGTGGGTTATAACAACCTACGCTTCGATAGTCAGGTGATAGAGTGGGTGATACGCAACCATGAGTATTGGCATGACCTTTCTAATCTGGAAATTAGTGCTAAGATTCATCAAAAGGCTGCTGATGTCATACATGATGCTAATTACGATGTATTTCCTGAGTTTAGAGAGCATGAGCTCAGCCTTAAACAGATTGATCTATTCAAGATACACCACTTTGACAACAAGAATAGACGCGTGAGTCTAAAGAGGCTTGAGTTTGAGATGGACCTAGAGAACATTGAGGAGATGCCTATTCATCATGACAAAGAAGGCATGACTAAAGATGATATCATCCTTACGACAGATTACTGCTTAAATGATGTATGGGCCACTTATCAGTTCTACAAGGTGACCGTTGGTGATACGGACCATCCTTTGTATAAGGGTGATAATAGAATACAGCTTAGACAGGACATACAAGAAGAATTTAACATCCCTTGTCTTAACTATTCTGACAGTAAGATTGGAGATGAGATGATCAAAAAGTATTACTGTGAGCAGAAGGGTATAGACTATCGTGATTTACCAAAGCTTGGTAAGTTTGAGAAGAAAACCTATGTCAAAAACTGTATTGCAGACTATGTAGCATTCCAAACGCCTGAGCTACAAGAGTTCCTGACACGCATCAGGAAAATGAGTTTGGGCATGAAGGATGATTTCAAAGAGGAACTACACTTCTATGGTAATGTGTATTCCTTTATGAAGGGTGGCTTGCATACAGAGAACGGTCCTAAGATCTTTGAGGCTGATGATGAGTATGAGATTATAGACTGGGATGTATCCAGCTATTATCCAGCCATTATCATCAACAATGGTCGCTACCCAAGGCACTTGGGTAAAGAATTCCTTCAGGGCTATAAGACAATGTTTGAGAAACGATTGGAACTCAAGCCTTTAGCTAAGAAGGACAAGAAAATCAAGGGTATTGTAGGAGCGCTAAAGCTTGCTGTAAACTCTGTTTATGGTAAGAGCTCTGACATACAGTCCTGGATTTATGATAGACAGCTCACTATGTTCACCACCATAACTGGTGAGCTGAGCCTGATGATGCTCATAGAAGCTTATGAACTAGCTGGTATTAACGTAATAAGTGCAAACACTGATGGTGTCACTATTAGAATCAAGAAGGATCTGATAGACAAAATGCACGAGATAAACAGCTGGTGGAGTGAGCTTACACAGTATGAGCTTGAAAGGGCTGACTATCAAAAGATTATATTTTCCACGGTAAATGACTATCTTGCAATAAAAACAGATGGAGAGATCAAGAAGAAAGGCGATTTCCTCACGGATTTTGAGCTTCATAAGAACAAGTCAGCTAGGATTGTACCAATGGCTCTTGAACAATATTTTGTTCGTAATATACCTGTTGACGTTACTATTAAGTCTCATAGTAATATCTTTGACTTCTGCTTAAGGCAGAAAGCTAGCAAGGATTTCCACTATGAAGGTATAGATAGATCTACTGGTGAGCGTAGAGTGTATAATAAGCTGATTCGTTATTACATCTCTAACACAGGAGAGAAGCTACTGAAAATTAAGAATGAGGATTCTACAAGTGGTGCTGCAGCTGTTTCCCAAGTGGAAGCTGGTGAGTGGCTAGCCACTGTATGCAATAAACTTGATAAAAGACACCCTCTGGATAACATCAATTATGCCTATTACATCGAGAGAGCTGAGAAGCTCATTAGGAAGATTGAGACAGAGGGTAGAGCACACAAGATAGTTGTAAATCCTAACCAATTAAGTTTATTCTAATGAACATTAAAAAGGGAGACAAGTTCAAGGACTACATTGGTACTCCTTGCTTCATTAGTTATATAAAGGGAGACATTATAAAGCTGTCATTCATCGAAGAGCGTCCACACGTTGAGACATGGGATAAGAAGGAATTTCTAGCTGAAATTGGCAAGAACAGATTCTTTCCACAACCCAAGGAAACTATCAACAGGACTAACATAAACAAGCATCTTATTGAATATCAGCTAAATATGGTGGGCAAAACAATAGAGCAAGCTTATGAGTTAGAAGATTGGTACCAGCAATGGACCATGACAACAACACAGTTTGAACTCTTCAAAGCATATGCGATCCCTCTGCTTCGTAAGGTATTTAAATTCAACAAACGAAACGCGGAGAGTACATTTGACTGGTTTAACCTTCAATACGGTCTTCGCATAAAAGACTAACCCATGCTTTCATTTCTAATTCTTTTTATCTTCATATTTATAGGATGGCTATGTTATATAGCATTAATTCAAATTCCTTCAGATGATGATGTAATCGATGATCCAACCACTACATGTTGGCATGATGATGACGAAAACAAGAATCACACAGAAGGAGACTTTTAAAACAATTTTATGGACAGCCAACCTGCTGATTGTCTGTATCATCTGACAGATGAGACAGGAGAGATTTTCTACAATTATATAATCATATGTGGTGAACCATGGGCTCATAAGGAGATTAGAAAACATAACGCTGCTTTATACACCTATGGCGAAATGCTTGTGGCAAAAGCACATTTTTCTAGAAAAAGAATAAGAACATATGAAAAAAGAGTGGATAAACCTGGTTACAGGAAACGTACGCAGCAAGAAGCTAAAGATTTTATCAAAGAACTACAACAGAAACCGTAATAGGTTCCCGTCATTCGTAACATGGATGAAGTGGGGTTGTGACAAAAACTATCGTTATGGAAAAACAAAAATCTTTGAGAGGAATACTAATTGATGCCATATGGGAATACTCTAGTGATGAGTATGAAGGTCCAAAAGACATGCTAGATTTAGCAAAAGAGTCTGAGGAACAATTGGCAGAAAGATTGATTAACATTTTAGCTTATTACCATGCAAACTCCAACGAACTTTTCTGAGGACTTTGAGCGGGAAGCACTGAAAGATGTTGTATATTTGCTGGAAGAACAACAAAGAATAATGCAGGAGATTAATGAAGAAGAACATCGCCTGCCTGCAAAGATTACGCTTCTAACACCACTTCCTGAACCCAAGCAAGATGAATCTAAAGTTAACACCCTACCATTTTGAAGAGCTGATTAAGAAGAGTTATTCTCTCGACCTAATTTTCTTACTAAAGCTGATTGAAGAGCAACATGACATCACACCTCTCTGTCAAGGGAGCATGAAGATTGCTGCGCTTCGTCAGACTTTAGTGAGAAAGGGGCTCATTACAGAAACAGAAGAGAAACTAACTACCATTGGTCAAGAGCTCATTAAGTTTATTGACACCAAGGAACCAAAGAAGATTGTAAAGAAGAAGCCTGCAACCACAGAGTTTGAAGAGTGGTGGAAAGCATATCCAGGCACAGATACCTTCAAGCATGGAGGAAAGAGCTTTACAGGTGCAAGAAGCTTGAGACAAAACAAGGATGAATGCAGACTGAAGTTTGATAAGATTCTTCTTGAGGGTGAGTATACAGCAGCTGAACTGATAGAAGCACTGAACTTTGACGTGTTACAGAAGAAAGAAAGTTCTGTAAAGAGTGGGACCAATAGACTCACCTACATGCAAAACAGTCTCACCTATCTGAATCAGCGTAGCTATGAACCATTTATTGAATTAATTAAAGACGGTGCTAAGGTTGAACAAGCACCTAAAATTGTAGGAGGCACTGATATATGAGCTTTGATCAACTAAAACAGGAGGTGCAGCTAGGCCTTGATGGCAGAAATGGAGGCATTCCTATGGGCTTTGATAGGCTCAATAGGTATATTGGCATCCGTAAGAGCATGTACTTTCTAGTGGGTGGTTTGACAGGCTCTGGTAAGACATCCTTCATAGATGATGCATTTGTGCTCAATCCCTTTGACTGGTATATCATGCAGAAAGACCCAGGAATGAAATTACGCATTATATATCGTTCAATGGAGCGCTCTAGAACGTATAAACTAGCCAAATGGGTGGGTAGAAAGATATTTCTAGACCATGGCATAATCATTCCTGTTCCTAAGCTCCTGGGCTGGACAGAGAAGATGAGCCATGATGAGCATGATTTGTTCCTGATGTATGAGGATTACATGAACCAAATGGATGATGTCATCACTATTATTGATGGACCAGAGAATCCTGTAGGTATAGCCAAGGAACTAAAGGCGCATGCTGTAAAAAACGGGCGCATTGAACAGATTGATGAGTTTAATAAGCGCTATTTCCCTAACAATGAAAGTGAAATAACCATTGTTGTTATTGATCACATAGGCCTACTAAAAACCACCAAGGACCAACCCACTAAAAAACACGCTATAGATAAAATGTCAGATGAGCTTAGATTTGCTCGTGACTTTTATGGATATACACCTGTTGTAGTGAGTCAGTTCAACCGTGATATTAGTAATCCTATAAGAATAAAGAACGGTGATGTAGAGCCTCAACTGGAGGATTTTGCAGAATCATCTAGCACTCAGAATGACTCAGATGTTGTGCTAGCACTATTTGATCCTATTCGCTACAAGGTGGCTGACCCTAGTGGTTATGACCTAGAGAAGCTTAAGGATGAGTTTGGTGCTAAGTATTTCAGGAGTCTTAGACTGATAAAGAATAGTTATGGCGAAGATGATGTACGCATTGGCCTAGGATTTATGGGCCAGATAGGAATGTTCAAGGAACTGCCTAGGCGTAGAGATATGAAAGACGCTGATTATGAGGCAGTTGTGAACAAGTCCTTTTTCTTAAACAAATAAAAACATATGAACGTTAAATTATTTAGCACAACCCCTAGCGGTAAAGATGTGTTCTGGCAGGTTGTGTTAATACCTACCATTACGATTTTACGAAACACTGAATCAGAAGGAGCTTACACAGTGGTGAGCTTCGAGTGGTTATTTTGGTCCGTAACAACTATTTTAAATGACAATTAGAGATCAGAGGCAACAAGAATTTGCTAATATTTGGATGAACAACGGTAAGCATGGTATCCTCAACCTGTGTCCCAGGTTTGGTAAGATATTCACTACCATCAATATAATTGAGAAGTTGAAGCCAAAGAGCATTCTTATTGCTTACCCAGACAACAAAATTAAACAGAGCTGGAAGGATGACTTTGAAAAGCGTGGGTATGATGATAGCAATGTCACATATACCACCCACCTGAGCCTAAAGAAGTATACAGAGAACCTGTATGATCTTGTAGTGATAGATGAGATACATTTGCTATCTGAGGCTCAAATAGAAGCTGCCAAAGAGCTCCTAGAGATAAACATCAATGTCCTAGGGCTCACAGGCACTATGACCACTTGGACAGAGCGTACACTAGCAGAAGAGCTTGATTTGTCTGTTCTAGCCACCTATTCAATAGAAACAGCTATACAGGAAGGGGTGATTGTAGACTATCAGATTACAGTGGTCCATGTTCCTTTAGATAACAAGCGTAAAAACAACTATAAGGGTAAGATTCGCACTGAAAAGGCTCAGTTTGATGCTTATGGATATGTGATAAACAGTCTAGAAGCGCAGGGCAAATCCACCATGTTTCTAAGGCTCGCAAGGATGCGTATTATCCAGAACAGTATAGCTAAAATGGAGAAGACCAGGGACCTACTCAAAAAGCATAAGGACGAACGAGTATTGGTATTCTGTGGTGTCACCAAGATAGCTGACCAACTGGGCATCCCGTCCTATCACAGCAAGAAGGAAGAGAAGCAGATATTTGATGACTTTGTAACAGGTAAGGGTAAACACCTAGCTGTTGTCAAGATTGGTAATACGGGTGTGACATACAAACCACTGAACCGTGTTATCATTAACTACTTTGATAGCAACGCAGAAAACCTGGCTCAGAAGATCAACAGATGTATGGCTATGGAGTACAATAATCCCGAGAAGAAACCACAGATTTACATCGTGTGTTCAACAGAGGATGTTGAAGCAAAATGGCTCAAAAAAGCGCTAGAATTCTTTGAAAAAAGCAAGATAAAATTTGTTTAATTCAAGGAAATTCCCTATCTTTATAGCTATTAAATCACAATAAACCCTTAAAGCACATGGCAAGTAAACTCATCGGAATTGTAGGTCAAACAGGCACAGGAAAATCCACAGCTATTAAACACCTAGATCCAAAAGAAACGTACATCATCAATGTAGCAAAGAAAGAACTACCGTTCAAAGGCTCAGAGAAACTGTACAACACAGAGAACAAGAATTACAAGGAGGTGGATGATGCAAACGAAATTACACGTTTGCTCAGAACCATCTCAGACAAAGCTCCTCACATCAAGAATATCGTTATTGAGGACAGTAATTACATCAT